TTATCTATTAATCCAATATATATATTGACCTTTTTATAAAACAAGTGTATTATACGGTTATATAAAAATTTAATTAGGAGAATACCATTCAAATTTTAACCTTAGAAAATAAAACAATGTTTTTAAATAATTTACCCGACGAGGTAGATGAAGATTTACGGTATGCAGTATTAGATAATTCAGATAATCAAAATCCAGATTATTTTTACTTACCTCTTATTTTTTTAGAATCATTTACAGGACCAGCAGCAGTCCTAAAAATTGGTCAATGGGAAATAACAATGCCATTAGATTGGTGTACAATTGTTGGTGATCCAACTGGTCCAGAAATGGAAGTATTACCACTAACTAGCTTAAACGATAGAGGATTTCAAACTTTTACATTTAATCCACTTGCTAGTTTTCGACCAGAATTTTACGAAATTGATATAATAAATGTATATCAAGATATTAAATGGTATTTTCCAAAATTAAAACCTGGTCAAATTTTATGTACACCATTACATAAAGGTGAGAATCCTGTATGTGCTTATTTTGTTAAAGAAGTAAGTCGTCAAAGTGAAATTGTAAATTATACTCGTGCTTGGTTTTAACCTATGCAACCATCATCTAACGGATATACATATTTTCAAAAAAATAGTATAATCTTTGCGAAGAGCGAAATGTTATACGAAGAATCATTTGATATACCTGTAGGAATAGTTTTAGAACGTAGAGAAAATGAAACCGTAGAAGATCATGTTAACGAATATAAACAATGGCTATCTATAAAAGATGCAACAGAGTCCAATCTGGTCTTGCAAAAAGCAGTTGAACGTGTTAAAATTTTATATTATTTGAGTAAGAAAAATGGCACTTGATATTAAACGCGAATTAGCAAATGTAGATTTAAGAAATTATAATTTTTATGATAATTTATCAGATCAAGAAAAAAAAGAATTTAGTCCATATGTATTAATGCGATATGTTTCAAATGTAGATGGTAACAGAGAATTGCAAGAATGGTTCTTAGAACGAACAAATGAACTTGTAAATAAAGATCACTGGGTATTAAGTAAAAATCATAAACCATTATTATGGAAGTTATTTGCAGGATGTGGAATTGGATCAAAATTATATCATCCATATCTTAAAGCTGGTACAAAAGAAAAAGCCGAAAAGATTGAAAAATTGCTTGCTGAGTTATATCCTGCAATGAAACTATGTGATATTAAACTTCAAGCAAAGTTAATGAATAAAGCTGATAAGAAAGAATTATTTGATAAAATGGGATTTGACAAGAAACAACGTAAAGATTATGAGTAAATTTCCGTTATTAGATCAACCACATACTTGTGTACATTGTGGGAAATCTTTCATGCAAGACCGAACATTAATTAGTCATATGTGTGAGCAGAAGCGTAGAGCTCTTCAACAAGATGAAAAACGAGTACAAGCAGGATTTATGGCGTTTAATAGATTTTTTCAGCTTACACAAAATCAAAAAAAACCCAAATCATATGAAGATTTTTGTAAGACTGCATATTATAATGCTTTTGTAAAATTTGGAAGTTTTGTTAATAATGTTAATCCATTATATCCAGATAAGTTTATTGATTATGTAATTAAAAGCGGAGTTAAACTTGATCATTGGTGTAGAGACGAATTATATAATAAGTATCTATTTGAAATGCTTAAGGTAGAGCCAGTTGAATCTGCTGTACAACGTACTATAACCACAATGATGGAATGGAGTGATAAGAGTGGTGCTCAATGGTATCATTATTTTAATTACGCAAATTTTAATCGAGTTGTGCATGATGTAAGAAATGGAAATATTAGTGCGTGGGTGTTATTAAATTGTAAATCAGGTAAAACAATGTTATCAAACTTTAATGATGATCAATTGGGTCTTATCGACCCAGCATTAGATGTAGCATATTGGATCAAACATTTTAAATCAAAACCAGCAGATGTTGCATTGGTTAAAGAAATTTGTAAGGAAAGCGGAATTGAATAACAGACTCAATGAAATTTGCAATTTATTTGGAGCAGTAGCAGAACCAAGTCAAAAAAAATTCAGACGTATTACAAATATAGATGAACTTGATGAATTAAATTCACTATTTGCAAGAATTGAAGATATTGACGCAATTGCCATTCATATTCCAAAAGATAAATTAAAATTCTTTATGGAAGCATTTAATGATCAAATAATGAGAGAAATGGAATTACGTGCAACAGTGCCTGCAATAGAGAAAGCATATAAACATTATAAGATGATGATCCAGATGTGTGGCGGAGATTACGATGCCAGATATTGATTTAGACTTTCCAAGTAGAACAGCAATACTTGATATAATTGATCATGTTCCTGCTATGTTACCTAATGGCAAAAAACACAATTCCGGAGTTTATTGCCAGAAAATACCCCAAAATCCACTAACTGGATTAAGTAGTATTGAATACAAAGAAGCAGAAGCACGTGGTTATTTTAAGATTGATTTTTTAAATGTAAATGTGTATAATAGTATTCAAGACGAAGATCATTTAATTAAATTATTGGAGACTGAACCATTATGGGATCTATTAAAAGAAGAAATGTTTGTAAATCAGTTATTTCATTTGAACGGACACGCAGATATTCTGAAGAAGACATTGCCGACTTCAGTGGAACAATTAGCTGCCGTCCTAGCAATGATCCGTCCGGCCAAACGCTATCTGATTGGGAAAGATTGGATTACGATAATGAAAGAGGTTTGGGTAAAACCGGATAATAGCGAGTACCATTGGAAAAAATCACATAGTTTTTCCTATGCAATGCTTGTAATTGCTCACATGAATTTATTGTGTGAGCAAATTATTGAAAGTTCTTAGGATTTTTTAATAATTGAATTGACTTACGTTTTACACGTTTTTCGGCAATTTCACTTAGATTTACAGTTGGACCAAATACAATACTAACATCTTTAGAATTAAAAGTTTTAATAATAGGACGAAAAATAATCATATCTTGTTTTAAGAATATGTTTATAGGAATTTTTCTGTTTGATTCCCACCACCAAACTTCTCCTAATTCTAAAAATTGTTTCTTATCAACTTCAGATTGTAAGAGGCTTACATCATAAATGCTTGTAATTTGAAAATCATAATTAATAATGATACCAACATATTCTGCATTACAACATTTTATACAAGTTATAAATGGAAAATTTTTTTGAAATTCGTTTGTTTTTTCTAGTGTCATTAATTAATAAATATGTATATGAATAAGTTACCCATCTATTTATACTCTAATATACTTAATGTAATATTAGATTTGGATCAAAATAAAGGAATCCACAAGATTATGTACCAACGAAAGATAAAAATTCAAAAAGGATTTAAAGATATCGTTCAAATTGAATTTAAAAACTCTGATCAAAAACCTGTAAGCATCACAGGTACTGATTATTATATGGATCTAATTGATAATACTGGTAAACAATATGTTTTAAATCAAAGTAAAAAGTTAGATATAATTGAAACTATCGGAACTGACTCAACTATAACAAGCAAAGGAATTGCTTCAGTTACATTTGATCCATTTGATACTATTAATTTACCAGCCACAAGCTATAAATTTGTTATCAAACGCGATAACGGAGATGGTACATTTACTCCTGCCTATTCTAATACATATTACGGAATTGCAGGTGATATTGAAATAGTCGAAGATGGATTTCCAATAGGATATCCTATACAAACAGTAACCATGAAAAATCTCGAGGCCGGAAAAGATTATGATCGTACTTTTGGTAGTATGGGATACATATTCCGCACTGGGTGGTTGCGACCAGTTGTACGTTCAACTTCAACTGCAACAAATTCAACTGCTATAATTACCCTTGCAAGTTTTCAAGGTACTATTACAGTAGAAGGTACTCTTGATAATAGTCCAAGTCCTGCAGGACAAGCAAATGCTCAAACATTTATTGTTACTACATATACCACATCTACTCCAACTAACGAAATGATATCATTAGATTGCGGCAGTGGATATACCGCTGTTCGTTTTAAAATTAAACCAGATAACAACGGATTAGGAAATAATTATTATCCAACAGGCTATCCTATTGGGTCAAATACTAATAAATTTCCATCCGGATTCATTGACCAAATTCAATATATCAGTTAAAATACTGTATGAATATCATACAGTCTACAATACAAGCATCTATCCCTCCGTCTCGTAAATTAACTCAATCAGGATGGGAATCATTTAACGCAATCTGTTGTCACCATAATGGCGAAAACCGCGATACAAAAAAACGAAGTGGTATACGGTTTGATAATGATGGATTTGTATATCACTGTTTTAATTGCTCTTTTGGCGCAGGGTGGATCCCCGGAAAAGTATTTAGTGAAAACACTCGTAAGTTTCTTTCATGGATAAACATTAGTGAAAACGATATACAGAGATTATCTTTAGAGGCAATAAAGAGCAAAAACGACCTAATTCCGATCCAAAAATCCCTAGATTTTGCCTTAGAATTGCGTGAATTACCTAAGAATTGCCTCACAATTAATGAATGGGTACAAATGGGTACCGAAGATACAGAGTTGTTAGCAATTGCGGCTTATATTTTAGATCGAGGTATGGATTTAGATTGGTATCCCTGGATGTGGAGTTCTGAGAACGGGTATCGTGATCGAGTAATTATTCCATTCTATTATGAAAATAATATTGTAGGGTGGACTGGTAGAAAAATTAACAATGGAAAACCAAAATACTTAACTACAACACAACCTGGATATGTTTTTAATTTAGATAGACAAACATATGACAGAAAATATGTAATTGTAGTTGAAGGACAGTTTGATGCAATTGCAATAGATGGATGTGCTATAATGCATAATGATCCAAATGAAATGCAAATTACAAGATTAAATGCACTAGGACGTGAGGTTATTGTTGTTCCAGATAATGATAAACCTGGAGCAAAAATGGTAAAAACAGCAATGGAACAAAATTGGTCTGTTAGTTTACCAGAATGGGGAGATGATATAAAAGATGTTTCTGATGCGGTAAAGAAGTTTGGAAGAATATATACATTGTTCACAATTCTAAAATATAGAGTACACGGACAAATTAAATTAAACATGTTGAAGAGAAAATTAGAAAATGTCCCAAAACACCAATCAGGTTCCAAATTATAGTTTTGAAATTCAAAAGTTATATCTTGAGATGTTTATGAGTGATGCTATAACATTTGTAAGATGTCAAAATATTTTTGATCCAGACAATTTTGATAGAAAACTTAAAGAGTCTGCAACTTTTATCACTAATTATGTTAATCAATATAAAGTGATGCCAGAGGCTAGTATTGTTAATGCTAGTTGTAATATAGATCTTAATCCAGCAATATTACCAGAAGAAAATTATAACTGGTTAATGGACGAATTTGAACAATTTAGTCGACATAAAGGATTAGAAAGAGCAATTATCCAATCTTCAGATTTACTTGAAAAAGGTGATTACGGTCCTGTAGAAAAATTAATCAAAGATGCTATTCAAATTTCTTTAAACAAAGATATGGGTACAGATTATTTTGAAGATCCAAGAGGACGGTTAGAAGGATTAAAAAATAGTAATGGACAAATTAGTACTGGCTGGCCAAGCGTTGATAAAAAACTTTATGGTGGATTTAATAGAGGCGAACTTAATATCTGGTGTGCTGCTTCAGGTGGTGGTAAATCTTTATTTTTAGCAAACTTAGGATGTAATTGGGCATTACAAGGGCTTAATGTTTTATACTTAACATTTGAATTAAGTGAAGCATTAGTTGCAATGCGTATGGATAGTATGCTTACAAATATTCCAACTCGTGAAGTTTTTAAGAATTTAGATGATGTTGAATTAAAAGTTAAGATGTTAGGGAAACAAGCAGGTAGTATACAAGTTAAGTATATGCCATCAGGCAAAACTTGTAACGATATAAGAGCATATTTAAAAGAATATCAAGTTAAAAAAGGATTTAAACCCGATATTTTATTAATTGATTACTTAGATCTAATGATGCCAATGAGTAATAAAG